TTCATGCCTACTGCTCCTTTAACAGGTTTAATAACGCGGTCTTCAAATCAGGTTCGTCACCTAATAAACCCTTTCTTCCATCTGAGATACTTGTCCAAGGGAGATTATGTTGCGGATCGACCGTTCTTTCACGATAACTCTTTCCCTTCAATGCGTCCAGTCTCCTTTTCGTCTTGATCATTGTCAATCCCCCTCTCCCTGAGTATTTCCCAAGTCTCCTTCCTGAAAGGAAGCGGAGACATGGTCAAGTCATAGTATGAGAGTAAAATATTCCGTCCCATAGTCAGGATATGTGGTCCAATACTGGCGAAATAGATTCTCATAAAGCAAACCCCTTTACTACGCTCTCCCGTTTAAACGGCCAAGGCCATTCCGGTAAGGTTTTTTCTAAGTCCTGGAAGTAGATGACGTTCAGTTCATCCCGTAACCTGTAATCATTACAAATACCTACTTCCTCAATGATTTCAACTAGTCTTTTGGCGTTTTTGTCCTTTGGTTTCTTTTCAGCCCAACGTTCATTTTCAGCCAATTCATGGTCCTGGTCGACATATTCAAACCTTGATTTACCGAGTTTATAACCTTTTTCATGGATGTATTGCAGGATTATTTCTTTTTGTTTTGGCGGGAGAGTATCAATATGTTGACCAGCTTCCTTTTTGTTGGGGCTTCTGGATGATACAGAAATTTTCCAAGAGTTCTCGTCATAAACCCATTTACCGTTCTTGAAACGTGGAACATATATTGAGCCGATTCTGCTCGTGATAACCCATGAGGTACTATCGCAGCTGTACCATGGATACCGGAGCATAAGAGAGAATGAGGTCAAACCAAAGCCATGAACTTTGACTTTAGGCATACCCTTTTCATCGCAAATATATTTACCGAAACATTCATCTAACCACAGAATCAGAGTATTTTTCGGAGCTCCGACCATACCACCTAGACTGATATAATCATATCTCTTAATGTAGTACTCCAAGTATTCAAAGGGTTCACCGATGTGAAAGACCGGAAGAGGACGGAGCCCTGCCTCTTCCATAATCTTTTGGTTCTTCAAGGTAAGTTCTGCAGTTAATTTGCTCCCTCTCTTCCCATCAACCTTGGAAGTATTCACCAAACCTATAACATCGAGATTAGCGTATATATCGATGATATCCTGATGTTGTTTGATGAAATCAATGTAATCTTGGATGTTTATTTCTACCCCTTGAGTCCAGGCAGAATATGCACCGGAGTCAAGAAATAGACTTACTGCCTTATCCTGCTTATGCCTCCTTCTGACGAGTTTCCCCATTTAACTTACCCCCTCCGACTTCGTAGAGTTCCTTACTTATCTCTTGATAAGTGAGAGGCATTCTGCTCTCGCCTTCTCATCGCTGAGGAACGCTCCCCGAACGGCAGAGGTCACTGTGGTCGCTCCAGCTTTTCGGATACCTCTGATGGACATGCACAAATGCTCTGCCTCGATGACGACCATCGTTCCAAGTGCGTCGACTCCTCCGTAGAGTGCGTCAGCAATCTGTTGAGTGAGCCTCTCCTGTACCTGGAGCCTCTTCGAGTAGATTTCAACGAGTCTTGCGACCTTGCTGAGACCAATGATTTTACCCTGCGGAATGTACGCAACGTGCGCGACTCCTCTAAACGGAAGCATGTGGTGTTCACAGAGACTGGTGAACTCTATGTCCTTGACTAGCACGAGTGAGTCGTAAGAGTCCTCCTCGAAGACCTTGAACACTTCCGCAGGGTCCTCTCTGTATCCTGACAACAGCTCGTTGTAAAGTGCCCTCGCAACCCTCTCTGGAGTCTCCAAGAGACCTTCTCGGTTAGGGTCCTCTCCAACGGCTGTAAGAATTTCTCGTACTGCATTCTGAATCTGAATCTTTGAATCCTGCATTTCGCTAACCTCCTCGCATCGTTAAACGCCTCTCTGATTACCCCACACCCAAACGTGAAGCTGCGGAAGGACTCGGACGTTGAAGAGTCGCTTGTCCTTGACAGCTCGTTCAATGAGCCAGCGCAACTTCTCGACCAAGTTCGAAAGAGTATCCTCTCCGACTGCATTGCCAACCTGGAGCGTAAACGAGATTGAAGGGTTGTCGAACTTCTGACGAACGTAGACCGCGTACTCGTAGTCAGTGTCATCGAAGACGACAACCTTTAGCGCTACGTTCGGATGGTCCATAAACTGTTTCAGCTTGATGAAGTCCGTGGTCATCCCGGAGCTCGGAGGCTTCGGTGAGACGATGAGTAGGTCTGCTTTCTGCACCCATTCCCGGTAAACAGTTCCCTGAGTCTCGACCGCAATTCTCCATCCGTCTTCGTGGAGCCTGTCAACGAGTTCCGAGAGGTCGTAGAGGAGAGGGTTCCCTCCGGAGAAAGTCACCCACTTGCAATGCTGACTCTGATTAACTTTTTCAACAATCTGTTCAGCAGTCATTCGAGTAGAGTTCTTCTTAACCTCTTCCGGTAAGACCGCGTAGGGTGTATCACACCACTTACAACGATAGTCGCATCCTCCGAAGCGAACGAACATCGTCGGAACTCCAATCAGTGGACCCTCTCCTTGAATGGTAGGACCGAATATCTCAACAACAGGGAACGGCTTCATGCATCCTCTCCTCCTCGGAGGTCCTCAACAGTCACTTCCGCATAGGCGGTTGGTGTCTCGTAGACTCTGACTTTGACGACTGTTGGAAGTTCCTTCCGTAGAGTCTTTAGTATCCACCCAGCGAGGGCTTCAGCGGTCGGAGCTGGTAGAGGAACCGCCGTGTTGAGGAACCGGTGGTCGCAAACGGATTCGATCTTACGCTTGAAGACTTCCTTGACAACAGAAAAGTCTTCTACCATTCCCTCGTTAGAGGACCCGTCAAAAGGTCTGACCTTCCCTCGTAGATAAACACGGACCTTGTAGGTGTGTCCGTGAAGATCTCGGCACTTTCCAGAGTGATTCGGAAGTCGGTGAGCAGCATCGAACGTAAACTCCTTACAGATTGTCGCAAACATAGACCGGCTCCTTTCTAATGTTATTCAACTTTCTGTTTCATATTCAATTGGATCAGTTTTATTTATCTCAGCAAACGCCTGAAGTCTCTCCCGACAGGTACCACATTTACCACAACTAACTGGTTGATTCTTATAACAGCTCCTGGTGAGATGATATGGAACAGGTACCGGTAAGGAATATCCAATCTTTAGAATATCCGCTTTGCTTATATTTACAAACGGAGTAAGAACACTGATTTTACCCTCGGAAGACAGCTCAATTACAGACCTGAGAGCTTCAACGAATTCTGGACGGCAATCGGAGTAAATCGGATGATCGCCTCCATGCACCCCTAATGCGATATAATGAGCGCCTATAGATTCGGCTATACCCGCCATGATGGAGGCGAATATAAGGTTCCGACTGGGAACGACTGTCTGTTTCATATTCTCTACCGAGTAGTCACCTTCAGGGATAGGACGTCCACATTTAAGCAGTAGATTGGACGAGAAAAGGGACATAACCGAAGTGATATCAATGCTATGCTTAAAAACTCTCCCCGGGTATTTCTCCTGATAATACTCGACTACTTTATTTGCAGCTTCAATCTCATATTTTCCATGAGTTGAACCGTAGTCAAATATGCAACAATGAACTGTTTTCCCTCCGTTTAGAAGTACTCCTAATAAAGTAGTGGAATCGAGACCCCCTGATAGCCCCATAACAACTTGCATAAAACTCCCTCCTACAGAGGTTAAATCCCATTCTTTTTCGAGCAACTGGCAAATGCAGTCGCCATTACTTGTCATCCTTTTTCCTGGCGATGGCAGGTAGGTTTTTACCTTTCTTCCACCAAGTAATATAAGTTCTAATGGTTGATTCTTTGACTTCATTATTGACTCTAGCGGCGAGTTCCTTAATATCTGTAATATTGGATTTCCATGCCTCATATATTATGGCTTTATTAGACTTGGCACGACCATTCTCAGAGGCATTCTCCTTTCTCTGTTTATTCGACTTCATGTCTTTCTTCACTTTTTGTTCTTTCTCTACTTTTTTAGCCTTTTTCGTCTCAGATTTTATTTTCTTCGGTTCATCTACTTCATCCTCCTCAGTTTCGGAGTCTTCATCTTCTTCAACTTCAGTATCCTCTTCCAGTTCTTCTTCCTCTTCAATTTCGTCATTAACGTCCTCAAGTTCCTCTATATCCTCATCATCAACCGCTTCACCTTTGAGAACCTCGATGACTTTCATAGTCTCATCAGAAATATCATCTTCCGGCAGAATTAAATCCGCAGCCTCCAACAGCTGGTCAATCAGTTCTTTATCGGCCACCTTCTTCCCCGTCTTGATTTGGGGGTCCAACCCCAGGACATCATTCAACTCCTTTGCGGCTTTAATCAAGTCTTCCCTTTTTACTTCTAGCATTTTAAAATCCTCCTTTTTTTGATTTTGATGTTAACTGACTTTCCTTTTATATTATTAATCTATCCTTCTGTATTTATTATACAACTTACACAAAAATTATTTGTAAGTTTTTCACAAAATCATGGGAAGAAACTTTCCAAAAATGGTCTGCCTGCAGCGAGGTCTTGCAAAACCCAAACCTCTCTATCGTTGGAGAATTCTCCTTCACGTACCACGATTTCGTTAATTCGCAATATACCTAATTTCTTTTCCCTCCCTTGCGGGTCTTGGTTTAATCCATACATTGCTGTAACATGAGACAACTTCCTCTTGTCTTCAGAAAAGTTCGACATTGTCAACCTTTTCCGCTCATAGCTTTCTGAATCTGCTTGTGTTGCAGTGACTACCAATACATGTCGCTCTTGAGATAAACCACGCAAGGATTTCCAAATATAATCCTGCCTGTGGCGAAATTCAGAAACTCTCCCATCGTCTGCCGACATCAAGTCCGCATAATCGATGATTATTACGTCCGGCACGAAGTTATCGTGCCTCTCCCAGATATCTAACACCCGCCGGATTTCACTGACAGTAAGAGTTCCCGCGGGATAGGTTATAAGCTTGAACCTACGCTTGTATCTCTCAAAAAATGTCCTGACATTTTTCTTAGCTTGAGCCACCGTGAGTGGCTGACATTTTTTGATTTTCTTCAACCAGACCGTTCCTTTCCTCTCGGTGCAACCATAACTGTCGCAAGGCTCATAATCAGGGTATTCTTCATACTTCTGTTGGAGTACTTCGAGGTTCACGAATTGGTGAGGTGTTTGTGCAAATTCGGATAGTGGAACGTTATCGAAAATTCCGTGGTCACAATTTCGGTCTGGTCTGTCACACAAGTCCAACTGGTTCAACACGCAATCCCCGACAGGGCGGAAACGCTCTTCACAATACCTCTCCTTGTCCGAACGTTGGGAAATGTATATACAAATCCTTCTCAATACTTGTTCCTCGGTCATATCACCCGCCTCAAAAAAGGCAACGTTCGCTTTCTGCCGAATAGCTCTCAATCCGATTTCTAATAACATAAAAGTTTTTCCTCGTTTCTCCGGCGCAAGTAATGAAACAAATCCTCCTCTGATCAGTTGGTCGTTCCAAAGCTCTCCTAAAGCACCCGGGTAGGTCACAACCGAAGTGTAGGCATTGGAGAAAGCTCGTTCAATTGCTTCCATTGTTTCTTTTTTCTTCGACAAGTCTAATCCTAGCTGTTCGTCATCAAATATGGATGGTTGGAATGATACCGCCAGTTGCTCGGCTTTCTCGATTTCTCCTGCCTGAATGAGTGCTTGGACTTGTTCATTGTGCTTCTCGATTTCCCGGGCTTTGAAGTATTCAATGGTCTTGTCGTATAGATACGCTGAATTGAACTGAGTTCCCCTGCCGTATTCATCGCTGAGGTCCTGTAACAATTCCTCTATGTATCTTGCATCTGCTTTGGACAAACCTTTCTTCAATGCATCCATGTATAAATCCTGTATATCGGAATCGGGAGCTTTTTTGTATTTTTGAAAATATTCCATACACCAACCGGCTACAATTTTCAATTCAGGCGATTCTAACAAAGCGGGATTCCAAAATTTCTGAATCCGTAGCAAGTAATCAGTACTAACAATCATTCCGGTAACAATCCGGCGTTCAATAAACTCTTGGTCATCTCTTATCAAAATAAACCCCCTCCCTAGACTTTCTGTCCTTATATTATACAAACTCCCGTCGAATTATCTGTTGTAATTCAAATCCTTCCAATCCCACAAAACTAAAGCCGCCTCCCGGCCTCCCGGCGGCAATTTTTATTCGATTCTATTTTTCTACCGATGATATATTGCACGTAAAACATAAAAAGCAACGAGCGGTAATTTTACTACATTGACTATGCTTCCCGCTGGTGTTTTGTTTTTTACCCATTGCTCAAACCTTTGTATCTTCTCTTTTCTGCCGGTAACATAAATTTTTGCTTCACCAGGGGCGACGATGCGGACAAAAGCTTTAATACCTAGACGTTTGCATGTTTCATTTATACTGTATTTTGAAAGCACTTTCATAAAAATATTATCCGCATCGTCGCTATCGGCATTTTCGGCAGCGTAGTAATCGTACATTTTAAGTATCTCTTTCACAGAGGAATCGGATCTCAATTGTATGCAGTCATTATTATTCATTAGACCACTTCTCCTTTCCTTCTCTAATTCGCAAAGGAAGGCTATGTTGCAAGCTAAATGCCAAAGGTGTGGTAATCCGCTTTCCGGGTCTACTCCAGAGGGGTTTTCTAGATATCTCAACCAATGACGATATGCGGCATCCCGGTATCTTTCCTTTTCAACATCCTTCCAACGCAACATACCCTGCTCACCGTATTTTTGACAACCATATTCCCTTATGGCGGCAATAGCCCAGATGATTTCAGACGGGACTAATGATAGGCGGGGTTTTCCGGCATCAGCCTTGATTTCTTGATTGTGATATTGCATGGTTCTTCCTCCTATCCCCTCAGATAAGATTTCCCAGTTATTGCATCACGTTCCAGATTATCAGTCTTGGCTTCGTCCCGGCGGAATCTGCTGAACAATGAATGGTACAGGTCGAACATGTCCAACCTAATGTGAGTAATCCAAGTATTGTCCCGAATCCAATCTATGTACCGGGCAATCAGTTCCATCGGACCGGGAAGAAGCCTGACCAAATCTCCTTTCAGGCATTGTTCTTGCATCCCTTTTATTTGGGAATACAAATTCAGGAGGGTTTCCACAAGCGTTCCCTCATCAACTGTTCCCTCAAACAACGCCTCCGCCGGTTCATAGCAATCCCGGTAGAATACATTGGCTAAGTCTTTGCTACGGAAGAATCGCTGCAACACTTTCTTGGGGTCTTTGGGAGTATCGGTAGAGATGGTTTTGGACTGACCGGGAACAGCTCCAGCCCGGTGCATAGCGTCCTCAAGTTTGATGAATTTGCTACGTAGGCTGGTGCCACTTTCAATGACCGGGATGTACTGACCGCCTATATTCTCTTCATACCAATCCAAGGCAGTCTCTACCCGTTGAATGGAGACACCATCAATTTCTACTAGCTTTCTAATTTCGTTTGCCCAACTAACTATCTTTTGGGATGTTACATTGATTCGTTTATTTTTCCTTATGATGGAAGCTAGCCTTTCAGCTAGTGGTACATACCGGGAATTTTTATCTTGTTTACTTTCTATTTTTGAATTTAGGTCAGAGAATAAATTTTTATTATCTTTGGTTTTATTATCTTTAGTTTTATTATATAGTCCTCCCGTTTTCGTAAGGTCTAGTCCTCCCGTTTTCGTAAGGTCTAGTCCTCCCGTTTTCGTAAGGTCTAGTCCTTCGATATTTAATTCCTCCCCAAATACCATTGCAATTAATAGCTGGAAGTTAATGAAGTAAAATTCTTTTGCAGGTACTCCACGTTTTTCTGTTTTTAATATACCCATTTCGATTAGCTCTTTTTTGCATTTTCTAATTTGGTATTCGGTTAATCCGATTTCATATATTTGGTCTCCATGAGTATTATAAAATGCTCCGTCCTCAGTTAACATTTCCCGCTTTTGAAAGTATTTGTATTTGTCTATTAAGTTACTTATGAACAATGCTTTTTCTAATCCTAATACTTTGATTAGTTTTTTGTTGATTGCTAGGAAAGCATCTGTTCGGAATATCTCCAATGCAATTTTAATCATATCATTGTTGTCGTGACTGGTTTCATTAGTTCCTTTGGTTCTTTTCATCTAAAAACTTCCCTCCCTTCAGCGTCTCATTCGCTTATCCAATTATCTATTCGCCTTACATTTTTCTTCCAGCTCGCTCAGCACCTGTTCAAGTTTCTCTCTGTTCTCGGGTTTCGGTTCGCCCACTCCCCGTTCCCATATTTGGACGGTCAGTAAGGATACTCCTACCAACCTCGCAAGCTCCATCTGGGACAATCCCAATGCTTTTCTCCTTTTCCGTAAATCATTTCTTTCCATTTTAGAATACCTCCTTCAATAATGTTTTTGTAAAATGTCTAGCGTCTTCAATTTTCATATCGCCGGGGTCGGTATCCACAGTCTCAATGAATACCTTTTTCCCGAGGGCTTTGAGCTTTACTGCCAGCTTTCGAGCCTGTTGCTGGGCTTGCGGTTCGTTGTCGTATACGATGAAGAATTTGTGATGAATTTTGGACAGTGCTAATACCTGCTCCATGGTGAAAGCAGTTCCAAAGGTAGCTACTGCAGACGCACCCAATTTCCATACATCTGCAACACCTTCAACCACAATCAACGCCGGGTATTTACTCCATTCCTTCTCTTTCCCGTATACGATGTGTTTGTGATGGATGACTTCTCGCTTCATTGGGCAGGCTAAATACCTTTTGTCAGATTTACCGGTAATGTCCCGGGTCTGAAAACTGACCATTTCTCTACCCCAATGAATAGGGATTATGATTCTATTTCCATATGAAATTTTGTCCAAGAAGCTAATCGGCCCTGTCTGTTTTAATTTCCACTTCTTCTCTAACTTCTCCGGGACAAATCCTCTCCCTTCCAGATATTTCTTTCCAGCTTCGTTCAAAGGACCAAAGGGTTGAGGGAATCTGATGGGGAATATACTCACCCGGGCCTCCTCCGCCTTCTTGCGGATAGTTACCGTTGGCCCGGCGTATTCTTGAATTAGATTTTTCGCCTTCTCTACAGATATATTCAGTATCCGAGACAACGTCGAGGCAGTAGAATGTCCTCCACAATACCAGCAGTGGCTAACTGTAGGTTGATATAGGTTTATCCCCAGGTGGAAGTTCTTCGAGCCAATGCAAAACGGGCAGTGAATATTTACCCATCCCGGGGAGGCGTGGTGGTGTTCCGATTCGGTTACATAGGGTATTCCGTAATCTTTTAACAGTTGCTCAATCCCCATGTATTTTATCCCTCCTATATTTATTATACAAATTAACCCGAAATTATTTGATGGGAAATTTTGTCGTTCTCATTTTTTTTTCTTCGTTTCTGTCGTCTTCAATACTTGTTTTATCTCCCGGAAGGTAGCCCAAATTTTATTTTCAGGCCAACCCCGGGCTTTCAATTCTCGTGCAATTATTCCCCGTGCTTCCCGAGGCTTGTCAGTGTTTAGATATACCTCCCCGTTACTCACCAGAAAACAAATCATCTTTGCTTCCGGGGAAAAGCTTTCGAACAACTCTTCCCACGCTTCCTCGGCAATGATTATCCGTTCCGGGTCGAATTCTTCGCGGCCTTCTAGTAGTGTTTCCATAGCTTCCTTGTCCATCGGGACTTCCTTTTTCATTTTTAGTAAATTGTTTATATGGTTTCTAACCACGTTCCATATAAACGTGGATTTCTTTCCCCTTGCCGGGTCATAGGAGGGAGCAGCCTCGAGATAAGCGAGGTATGCCTCGGAGCACAGCTCATCGAAATCCAAGCCCGTGCTCCGGGCGTATGACCAAACTACTTTTCTCACGATGTTGAGTTCCATTTGTTCATCCCTCATTTTTCTCCGCCCCCTTGCCTTCTTGATAGCTTTCTATCAGTTCAGTTATGAGGCTCTTTTCTTCCACCGGTTTTCCGTCTATTACAGCGGATAGTACCTCCTTCTTTTTGTCCAACAATTTAGCCAGGCGATATTCCACTGAATTTTCTGCGAGTAGGTAGTATATGTTAACCGCATTTTTCTGTCCAATACGGTGGCATCTGTCTTCAGCTTGGACCAATTCTCCCGGTGTCCAGGGTAGTTCTAAGAAAGCTACTGCGGAGGCAGCTGTAAGGGTTAGTCCAACACCTGCGGCTTGAATGTTACCGATAAATAGCTTTATGTTCGGGTCATTTTGGAATCTCTCGACAGCCTCATTCCTTTCCTTCTGGGAGCACCCGCCATAGAGTTTCACAGCGACATCCGTGAATTCGTTCATTAGCAGGTCTATAACTTCCTTGTGTACAGCGAATACTACCAGCTTGCTTCCATCCTCGATGAAGTCTTTTATCCAGCTTATTGCCTGCTTCATTTTTCCTTTGACTGCTAGCTGTTTCAGTGCCTCGATTTTTACGAGGTGTTCCGCTTTCTTCGCTTTTTCAGCGGCTTCTTTTCCTTTTATTTGCCGGAGGTATTCGATGAATTCCCCCTCAGCAATCCTGTATTCCGTTTCGTTTGCAAGCTCCATCGGCACAAAGCTGAATAATTTTTCGGGCAGGTCTTTTAGCACGTCAGCTTTCCTTCTCCGTATCATAATGGTGCTAGTGAGGATTTGGTTCAATTCCTCTTTATTCGTTGCCCCGCTGAAATCCCAACCGAAACCGTTGTGGTAGGCGTCGCAATATCTATGGGCGAATTTCCAAAAGTTTGGGAACAGGTTTCTGTCTAGGATTTGGAATATATTGAAGCCTTCTACTGGCCTGTTTACAATTGGTGTTCCGGTGAGCGCTATGATGTGTGGTATACCTTTCGCCAACTTTTTCGTGGCTTTTGTTCGGATTGCTGAGCTGTTTTTGACGTAATGCATCTCATCTATTATAAGGACTTGAGGGTTGATAGCCTGTAGCGTTTCAACCCAACTGTTTAGGATGTCGTAATTTATGATTATTATGCTTCCTGTAATTGGATAGTGTTTTGTTCCCTGAAGGATTTCCACTTTGTCGTTGGTTGAAAGCGTATCCCTTAACTCCTTTGCCCAATTCAGCTTCAACGATGCCGGGCAAAGAATTATTGCCGGTCTTTTCTCTGGATGAAGCTGAAGCCAGGCAGTGGCTTGAATAGTTTTTCCCAACCCCATCTCATCCGCTATAAGTGCCCTTCCATTTCTCTTTTCGATAAAGGCGACGCCTACCTTTTGGAAGGGGAACAATTGTTTTTTGAGGCCAGGTACCTCGATTCCTTTTTCCATTTCTTCTGCTTGTTGGTGTAGGAGTTTTTCTAACTCCGCATCGATTACAAACCCCGCGTCCTTCAGTTTCTTTATACTGTCCGCTGTTATCGATGCCGTCCAGTACTTTTTATCGGGATGGAAGCGTCTTCCCGGGAGTGATTTTATCAATTGCAGCAACACCGGGTCGAATTTGTACCGTATTTCCATTGTTCTGTCGTCTACTTTCTTCACTACGTTCATTTGCTTTACTTTTTCCAGCCGCGGGTCCGAATAGGTAATTTCACTCCCGTCAAAAAGACTTCCTACATCGATTCCGCCGTTCACTAGTTGAGCTTTGTACTTTTTCAACATTTTAAGTGCCGCTTGAGCCTGCACCCTCGTCCATTGTTCTTGTTTTGCGAGGCTTTTTCCGAAAGCGGAATCAGTTTTGTTGAACCCGCAACCGTCTTCAGAAATCGCCCCGTCGCATCGGCTTGCTAAATATTTTATTGCTTGTTGGATCAACCTTACATCTGGCATTTCGGAAACCTCCTTTGAATAATATCTCAAATCAATAGGAGGGGTTTTTCGCCCCTCAATTTATTTATTCGTTTCAAAACTATCATATATTTCTTCGTCAGTCATACCAGATGCTTTTAGTTCTTCGTAATCATTTTTACAGAATGAACGCCAGTTATGACCATCTTCATCTTCGGTCTCTCTGATACTGACGCATTTGAATAGCGGTTCCCCGCATTTACAACAACAATAATTGCCATACAATTGATACTCGAATACCTCAATTACTCTTTCCTCATTAAACTTTTGAATTGTCATTTTGAACCCTCCAACTTATTTTATTTATGGGTGTCCCACTACACCCCGTAGGGTGTTTCGGCTATTCCCCAATAGCCTCATCAGGCGGGTTATTTACTAATGGTAAGTCTTACGCCTTCTCCATATTCGACTTCCTCTAAAGGAACTCCGTACTGTTTTGCAATCTGTTCGATTAAATCTTTGTCGT